CGGATATATTTTCTGCAGATTGTTTTCTTTTTTCATTTTCGTGTCTTATAGTAGCTAATAATGCTAAAGGTACTCCAACTCCAGGAATAAAACTTAACCCTGCATGTATCCAATCAGCATTTTTTCCAAATCCAACAGGAGATTTACGAGCCATACTTTTTGAATCAGCAGCTAAATTTAATAATTCTCTTTCTGCACGCCTAGCTTGCTCTTCACGAGCACGGTCAACATGTCTTCTTCGTGATATATCGTAGTCCTCAGCTTGTTCGCCTATATTTTTTCCATAATAAAATCTAATGTTTGACATATTTCCCTCTATAATCTAACTTATAATATAATATTTTTTTTTCTATTTTCATAATGTAAAATTTTGTTTTACTATCACTTTATGTTCCTGTGGTTATTGTTGCTGGTAATGCAATCGCTTTTATAGTTATTGGTGGAGAATGTGTATTAGTTCTAGTAGACCCATGATATATGTATGCACTTGCACCACTTGAATCAGCTCCAATATAATATGTATAAGAACTTCCAGGAGTTAATCCAGTTACTACAAAAGGAATATATACTTGATTTTGGTCTGTTTCATCCATTCTATGACTCCAAGCATCATATGTATGTATTTGATTTAATTCATTAAATGTTGCATTATCTGATAGTGCAAACATAACTTCTTTACTAACACCATAAACCATAGCAGAAAATATTATTTCAACATTTCCACTTGGAGGTGCTTTAAATGTAATAGCAACATCATTACCATTAGTTGTTTGCAATACAGTCATTGTTGTTCCTATTGTTATTAAATCATCACCAGAAACCGCATCTGTATTACGAAAATATGAATAACCTATAAGCATACCTGCATAAGCACTATTTGCTACTGAAAATTCTGTACCAGCATTCTTTGCTATAAATTTTCCAGTTCCTGAATCAAGAGTAATATCTCCCCCTGCATCAACTATAAGGTCTGCATCAGTCAAAGTCCCATCAACAGTACTTATTTGAGTAACGCCAGCATCAGTTACATCAATACGACAATAGCTTGTAGCATCGTGAAAAATATTTATACGACCTTCAGAAAAACTAGCTAATGGAGCTATATTATCGTTTAATGAAATATTTCCACCATCAGCATTTAATTCTATATCTCCATCAATATCTAATGTTAAATCAGAGTCTGTAGTGCCATCTCCAACTGTAGCTATCGTCAAATCACCTGTATCTGCGACTGTAAATGTAGCATAATCATCAGCATTGTATAATATTTTTAATTGTGGATTTGCTTGAGATGTTATAGTATGAGTTCCATTAGAGCCTATTTTTAACCTTTCTGATTGAGAACCATTTTCAACAGTATGGAACGTCATTTCTGAATCCTGTGTAGTTCCAGTTGAAGTCCAATTCCCTTCAGTTCTTACAACAATTTTGCCTGCATCTACTATAGTTGGAGTTTCGGCATGATGATACATTTGATTAAATAATATTGCTGTTCCTGTTCCTGTCATAGATGAGTTAGAAGCGTTATTCTCAAGTGTAAGAGCCGCTGTATCATTTGTAACACTTCCAGGAGTATATAATATTGTTCCTGTATCATTAAGATTCATTGTAGTAACTTCATCTACTTTAAATCTCATTTGACCTTCATTGCCACTTGTTTGTGCAGTTTTTGTTTCAAAATTTACATAATCTAATCCTTTACCTCCACCAGCATAACCTGCAGTAATATAAAAAGATTCTGTATCCGCAGAACCCATTTGAAATGTTGGATTACCATCATTAACATCTCTTACTATTTTAAATGCTCTGCTTGAAGTAGCTGTATCATCTACAGTAGCAATAATACTACCATTGTCGTTTTTTAAAGATGCATTTTGTTTTCCTAATGCTCTTAAACTTACATTATCTGCAATAATAAAATTACGTTTTTTACGTGCTTGTTCAACATCTTTCGACATGCTACTAATACTATTTTTCATAGACGTAGTATCTACATCTAAATTTATTGAATGCCAAATATTTTTATCTTTTACAAATAATTTTTTACCAGAAGGAGTAGACCTAATTGTAATGTCGCCATTTCTCCCTTCTAACCTTTGTGGGGTTCCTCTTCCTGATGTTACTCCTCTTGAACTTCTTACAGCCATTATTTAATAGGTTTTTCTCTATATGTTATACTTATATCATTAATTTCAAATTCTTTTGGTATGTACCCTAATTCATAATATGATGAAGAAGTAGGGAAATGCCATAAATTTATATTAGGACTAACAGTAGCAACTTTAGTACTTCCAACATAATCAGTAATTTTATAATTCATTCCAGCGCCAGGACCAGAGTATATACTTATAGGCATGCCATTATAAAAATCATTACTACCACTAGCACCAGAATCTAATTGTATAGTACTAGCACCAGGACCACTTTGAACTTTTTGTCCACTTCTACCAGCATCAGCATATTCAAATTTTAATTGTATTGAATAAACGTTATTAATACTATTTGAAGGTTTTAATGCAACTGTTATCCAATCTGAAGATGAACTTCCAGCATTATAAGAATCAAATCCATAAGTATTACTATAGTATGTCGTATTTGCAAATGTTCCATTAAAAGTGTTTGAGCCATTAGTAGCATATTTAAGTAAAACATTAGAATAATATCCGCCTGCTTTAAATGTAACATATACTTTGTAAATCTTTTTTCTTCGAGATGGATTGTCGAAAAAGATATCTCTTGTCTGAATATTAAAAGCTTCAGCAGATTTTGTCCATTTCCATAAATTTTTAGGTTGAGCATTCCATGTATTAAAATTTACATTTGTAGAATCTAAATTATTACTTGAAGCTATAATTAATTTTCTATCATTACTTACAACACTATTAGTTCTAAAGGCAGTCTGGTTTCCCCAATCATTAGGCAAGACAGAATTTATATTTGGATTACCATTATTAAAATCAGATTCTATTGAAGGGTCATCATTTGAACCCTCATGATTATTTTCATTAGTTAAATACCAATTAAAAATTCCTTGACATTCTGATATAGAATCGGTTGGAATATCATATATATATCCTCCTTGATTTTTACCAGAAGTATTTAAACTATTAATAATTATTTTACTAGATGATTCATCAAATCCTAAAATAATAGGAGTATCTTTATTCTCATTTATGTCCCAAGCATTAGCGTTAAATCTTTCAGACGATATAGACTTTGTTTTTTCTCCATCATATAAATATAATCCATTGCTATTAGCCCAAATAATACCATTAGTTGTTTTTACTACTTGAGAAGGAGATAAAACTCCCGCTCCAATATAAGTGCCCTCTAATTCTTCACCTTCATCTGAAACTGAAATTGTATACATATTTCTTTTTTTAAATTGCAATAATGTATTACCAAAAGATTCTAATTTAACAATACTATCTCCATCTGCAGTAGCTACATCAATATAATGAGTCCCATCATTTGGAAACGTATCAAATTTATCTGCAGGTGCTTTAATCATTCTATCTGGATAAGTTCGTTCTCCAATTTTAAGGTTACCAATATAAACTTTTCTGTTAACAGTTGCTGCAGTCTTATACATTGCTGCTAAATTAGTACTAGCAGGCCAACCATTCTCAGATTCATATGTATTTAAAGGAATTGTTCTTACTAAGTCGCCTCGTAAATCTGTAGTAACTAAAGCTAATTTATCTGTTGCACTATTATAAGTCCAATCATCACTTGTTCCACTAGGATTAGCTAATTGTAATTTTATTTCATCTTCATCTTTTGCATAACACAAATATGTTCCATTTGCTAAATTAACATCATATAATAATAACCATTCATCAGATAATTCTCCACCAAACATTTCAACTTGTTTCATGTAGATTCTAAATCCTTCAATTCTTTCATTCCAACTATTATTTTGAGCGCTTTCTGTTCTAGAATTATTACATAAAAAAGTCATTTGAGAAGAAAAAGCATTAGAAAAACTTCTTAAATCAACAGCATGAGTAGATGACATTTCAACCCCATCATCTACTATTGGGCCTTCAACTACAACATAATCGATTCCAAAATCACCTTTTGCTCTTATTGCAATAGTATTTTCATCAGTTACACTTGACTTGGTTGTAATAAAAAAAGAATGTCTTCCAGAACCAGCAACGTTTCCAACTAAAGTCCTTTTATTTACCCCCTCTACAAAAACACTGGCATCTGTATGGTCAAGGCCATCATCAGAACCTATTCCAATATAAAAAATAGCTTCATCTGCTGATGAACTAAAAGTTGAGTTCAAATCTACAGTTACTTTATATTTTGTACTTGCGCTAATAGTATTTGCTGCCTGTTCACAAAACAACATATCGTAGCCCGAATCACTATGTACTATATTAGAACCATCGCATGCCCACTCATTATGCTCGGCATAACCACCTGAAGAATTAAAATCTATTGCTTGTTTATTATTTGCCCAATCGCTTGCGCCTCCAGTTGCTACTGAATACCAAGTAGTTTCTACATAATTCTGTCCATTAAAATATTCTAAAAAATATAATTGATTTACTGAACCATGTAAATTACCAGTACGAATAATAGATTCTTGCAATTCATCACCACCACCATCATATAAATATGACATTCCAAATATCCATTTTGATTTTAAATCATCTTCTAATAGTGTTGATTCAAAAGTAATATTTTCATTACCTTCTCCATTGTATGTAGCATTATCTTCAGGTGCTTGACAAGCAATTTTTAATTCTCCAGTACCTGTTCCAAAACCTACAATTTCATGAGTTCCATTTAAAACTTTTCCAGCATCATCTTCTTGGCCTGCGCCTGATATAGTAATAGATTGTCCTATTGCAGCATTTAATATTGCATTATTATCAAGAGTTGTATTAAATAAATTAATTTCTTGAGTATCATCTGCTTCATCACATAATGTAAGTGTTATAATTGTATTACTAGCTGAATTTTCAACAACTATAGCAGTTTCATCTTTTAAAGTACAAACTGGTATTTGTCCCATACTAGGATTAGATTCAGGTATGGCCATAAATACTCTTTCAGGAACATCTGGATATGTAGTAGAGCTTTCTATTAATTCAGGAGTACTATTAGTACCTATTATAGAGCCTCTCCAAATTTGCAAAGCTCCTAACCCAGGAGGTTCGGGGTACTGAATATCTTCAATCCATCTATTTATAATTGTATTTGCACTTGAAGCTCCTTCAGCTTTTTCAAGCAAAGGACGATTAATATGTGTAAGAATTTTAGGTACATTAATTTTATATATATCTGCATTGCTATTTGAATGAGGAACAGCCTGTGTTCCAAATTGTCCTCTTAAAACCGTTAAAACAGCACCACTAATATTAGTAATTTTCATTATTTCTGAATCAATTTTTATATATTCATTAACAGATACATTATTTTGCGCATTATTATCTACAGTTAATTGTACTTCACTTCCTATAGATTGATAAGCAGTAAGAGAATCATCAATTGATTCATTCATAGCCCCAACAAGTTTTAATTGGCTAAAATTAGCGTCACATACTCTAAGTCCATTATCAGCTTTATAATATACAGGACTGGCTTTATTACCATTTTCATCAGAATGAACATTTCCTAATGTAATAGCATTTTGTAGCCACATAGCATCGCCTTCATCATTGTGACATGAATCCCATATATCTATTTCCGCCCCATCATTAATACAAATAAATTCTGTTTCCCAGTTATCTGATGGTTTATCAACATTATCCCATGATACATTAAGTCCTTGCATGTTAAAATCATGAGCAAATGAAAATAATCCAACACCAGAATTTAAATCAACTTCATTTTCAAGTGCTAAAAAAGTATCATTTGGATAAACTCTTTGGCCTTTAAAATTTACAAGAGAAAATAAAGATAATGCATTCCCAGTTGTCCTTATCCTTCCTAGAGTAGAAACATCGGCATTAAATAATTCTTCAAACCGATTTTCTGCCATATCTCTAGGGTCAGATATTTTATCAAGACCTCCTTCAAAATCTTTTATTATATAAGTTTTTTTTGCCACTTATTATAATTTTTCTATCATAACATTTTTTACTACATCTTCAATAGAATCATAAATAGCATTAAGTATTTTAGCTTCTGTTTTTTCAGATATAATAGGAACATCAATATTCTCATTTAATTTGCTTACAATCTTTTCTTGAAGCTCTTCATCAAATATTTTATTAATAATATCTTCTTTATGCTCACTAATCATGTCTTTTAAAAAACTCATGTTTTTCTCCTTAATCTGTACCTTCGTACTGTTTTATTTTATTTTTACAGTGCTTACATAATACGTATTCTTCATTTTCTAATTTATCTATTCTATGTAATACCATTTCCATTTGGTCATCTAAATTATTTTTTTCAAATACATATTCCATAATAGCTTTTAAAACTTTAGGTGTTAATATTTTTAATACTGGAAACATTTTTATTACTCTCTTTTTTATTTTTTTTAAATATTTTATTAAAATTCATTTCAAAAGATTTAGACCATTTAACTCTTTGTTTACTGCCTTTACCGTTAGCCATTACCAGCCTCTTTCTTCTTTCTTTTTAACAAATTTTTCCTTTAGTCCATTTCCGCTTAAACTAGCCATAATTTCAATGATTGCTCCAATTTTAGACTTTATCTCAGCTTGATTGATTTGCATGCCTTTTTGGGCATCTATAAGCTTTATAATGATACTTTCTAATCGTTCAAAAGATTCTCTTAGTTCAGTTTGTAGTTCATTTTGAATCCAAGCATTCTGAGATTTAACATACCAACCTAATGCAACAACCATCATTACAGGTAATCCGAAACGCTCTAATAAATCAAACATTTCCATTATTTATTCTTCTTTTCATTTTCTTCTTTAATATAATCATAAACAGAATATGCATATATTCCAAAAATTACTAAAAATATAAATGCTATCCATATATTAATCATCCTCTAATTAATTCTCCCCATAATGACGTTTCTCCGTCGATAATTTGGATAATATGTACTGTAAAGTGTCCTTTAGCAAAGAAATCAACAATGGCAAAAGCATGAGACCAATTAATTCTTCTTCCACCCAACCATTCATTTTGTTCTTCTCTCATATCCTTCAGGCACCCAATGCTCCAAGCTGACTTTACTCCGTCCATATGTGTCACTGAAGCTTGCTGTAAATCGTGATGATGGCCATACATAATGTTTGCTCCAAGACGAATTAGGTGATTGCGAGTGTGATGTATACCACTGAAGTGGTGACCATGATACAGATGTAACTTTCCTAGCTTTAAGTATTTCCCTGCTGGGTAATATTTGTATCCTCTTTCCTTTAGATTTACACATTCTTTAAATTTATATCCTTTCATAAATGGATGTTCAGCTACAAAACTATTCATCCAATCATCATGATTACCTTCAATCATATATTTTTCTTTACAATTCACTTTATCAAGTGATTCATCTATCCAATCCATTCCTGCGTTAACTTCAGCAACGTCTTGGTCTATAAAAGGCATCTGATACTCTAATGGTGGTCGCTTTTTACGCTTCCATTGCCAATGTGAGGCTCCGTGCCATTCACCAACATCTCCTAAATCTACATAGATGTCTGGTTTTACTATTTCAATTGTTTGCTTTAGACAGCTTATTGCTGCCATATCTGCAAGGGGAAAATGCTTATCGGGGGTGACGACTGCTCGCCGAACCACCCCCTTTGATTTTTTAGCCATATTATTTCATTTCTTTTTTAAGCTTTATTATCATGTAAGCAAGCGTAGCTATTGCAATTCCTAACCTAACTATATCTGGAATCCATTCCATAAAAGTTAGTGCAAAGCCACTGACACCTGCGCATGATGTTTTCAATGTATCAAGCACTCTTTTTCTCCTTTTTTTGTTTTGATTCTTCTACTAATTGCTCAAGGACTTCTATTGCGCCCTCAAGTTTTATTCCAATTGTTGTAAGTCTATCTAATTCATTTGAGACTTCTTTTCTTTTATTAATAACATTAGTTAATTGCTCTTTAAGTTCTTCAAGTTTATTTTTCATTATGTTAATATTCCTATAGTAATTAAATCATCAATTAATTGTCCTAATCTATCTCCAATAGCTGCTTCGCCTCCATCGCAATCTAATGCCCTAGAAGTACCTGTTTTATTTGTAACAGTCCAATTTGGTTGTGTTCCACCAGTAATAGTTCCAGCAACTGTTAAATTTCCACTTGTATCTAATGTTATTTTAGTAGCTCCTCCAACTGCAGCTCCAGTATCTATTTTTAACTTGCCACTATCATCATAATCATATCCTATACTCCATTTAGTAGATGCTCCATCTATTAAAGAAATTCTAGCATCAGCAGTAGCAGATTTAACTAGCATATTAGTTGCTCCTGCAGACAATACTTCAAATGTACCACCTCCACTTGCATTAGTTGTAAGACCTATTTTATTATCAACTGTATTATATACAGATTCACCATTACCAAAAGTAATATTATTACCAGTAACTGTTAAATCACCTTTTATATAAACATTTCCACTAGCATCAATAGAAAAATCATTATCAGCAATAGTCCCATCAAATGATGCATCTGTATTAATTACAAATCTATCAGCTGAATCATCTATTCCCATAATAGATTTTAATGTAGCATGACCAAGTACTATTGCTCTATCTGTACCATCCACATCAGTCCCTAATGTAATACTAGAACCCGTAACGGTTAAATCTTCTGTCGTGGTTGTTAAAGCTGTTGCGGCAGTTAATGAATCTTCTGCCCATGTAGTTGATGTAGAACCCATTTAATCTCCTATATCCTTGGTACCGCTAATGTTCTTACGCCAGATTTTCTAGAAGGGTATCGTTTTACTTCTTTTTCATACATCTGACGAAAATATTGAGCTTGTTGTAAGTTGCCTTGGTCTTCAAATAATCTTGCTTTTACATAATATAATAAACATGTTTGAAGCCCTGTATCTACTCCATGAGTAGTACTTAATTCATTTGTTAAATTGGAAGTTGAAATTGTAACATATTTAGAATGATATGTAATACGAAGACCATTAGTAACATCATCATCTTGATATGAATCATATTTTTCTGTTGTTCTTTCATTTGTAGTAGTTGCTGATGTATCACGTGCTAATATTGCAACACGCTTATCATCATTATACCATGCAAAATAATCATTAGGAAAATCTCTTTTAGCCATATCTAACCCTCCAATGAGTTATCTGATGTATCAGTATCTTCTCGTAACAATAAATGCGGGTCAGAAAGTTTAGGTATTCTAATATATCGATTATTAGTATCTAATATTTCAACTTTAGTAATATCTATAACTTGGTCGTCTAATCCATACCATCTTTTATATTGTTCTAAATTAGTTTTAGCGGATACTGTATATTCTTGTTTCTTACTAGCCATTTCTATTAAACCATCATTCATGAGTCTAATCATATAAGCTTCTGGCTGTCGCCCAAATATATTTTCAAGCTGGTCTATTATATTTTTAGGTGTCATCTATTCTCCTAATCGCATGCAACAAACACTTCTAAATCACATGCTCCTGAATTTGCTGTTGCTGTTATGTTAACTAAATCAGCCAAAGCTAAACTTAATGCACTAGCTGATGCATCCATTGTTGCTGCTACCCCATCTGCTAAATCACCATTATAAATAAAAGATTGACCTTTATCAAGTTTGACTGCAAATTCATGATTACCAACACTTTTAAATGTTAATGTTACATGATTAGTATCATCTAAATTAGTTATTCGTATATATAAAGCATCAGCTGTTATAAAAGTTCCAGAACCTACTGCTGAACTCATTGCAACTATTTCTACTTCTGAAGCAGGAACATTTACTATTCTTTTTGATATATTAGCAATATTTGGTACAGTTAAACTATTAGTTGAACCTTGATTTTTACCATTTAAAGTAATTGATTCAATAATTGTAACTTTCATTGTTGCTGTTGTTACTGTAGTTGCCATTCTTTACTCCTATGCACTCGCTATAAATATTTCTAAATCTACTGCTACTGAACCACTTTCATTTAAAGCTCTAATATCTGTAATCGCATCTAATGACGGTGTATCTAAATCACCATCGTTTGCATCAAATGCCGCATCAAGTGTATTTAAAATAAAAGATTTACCCTCTTCTAATAAAAACCATGCACATTCATCATCTGTATCATCAGAATCATCATCTCTTGCTATTTGAAGTTTTACTCCCTCACCAGCAGTATCATTAAGATTTGTTATTCTTAAATATTTTATATCACCAACTATAAAGTTGCCAGATGCTATTGCCGAAGTATCATCACCAGTTGTGCTTAATAAATTTATTGTCCCTGAACCACTTACAGGAACAGTAATAATTCTTTTATAAATTTCAGCAATTGAGCTAACAGACATTGATGTGGTACCACCTTGATTCTGTCCATTTAAAGTAATAGATTCAGATATTTTTACTGTCATTGTCCCAGCTGTTAGTGTACTTGCCATTACTTACTCCTATCTTTCTTCCTGAACTCTAGACAATTGTTCTGCTAATTTATTTAATTGTTTTTTTGACATACCAGAACTGTCTTTTTGAGCTGACGCTCCCTGTCCTATTAATAATTGTATGCCTTGTACATAATCTTGTTGTAATTTTTTTTGTTGAGAATCATACCATTCATATTTTTGTGTTTCTCTAGCCATTCTCATTTTGACTTCTGCTCCATGTGCTTGAGATATACTAATTTTTGCATCAATTTGAGCTGCATATCTTTCAGAAGCAGATAAATATTCTGATGCTGTTGTTATAGCTGTTTCTACTGCTGCTTTTTTAGCTCCAGTAAATGTTGCTCTAGAAGTAACTTCTTTTGCAAATCCATCAATTTCAGCATTAAGAGTTTCAGTTGATATTCTCCATTCTTCCATATGTGTTTTTGCTCTTTCAATTTCTGTAGCTACCATTTTCATAGTTGCTTCAGCCATTTCAGTATCTTCATCTCCCAGCCAATATAAAACACTATATGTCCCACTAGAAGGATTATCTGTAACATCTGATAAACCAGCATGTTCAGCATCATCGCTTATAAGAGTTCTAGCTTTTTCTAACGCATCTTTAACATGAGCCATACCTACACCAGTTTCATACTGTGTCTCATCTCCAAATAATGCAGGGTCACTAGCATCAGCTCTAAATTTATCAACAGCTGAATTTAATGCAGTTAAAGCTGTTGCAAAATCACTACTATTATCAGTTTGAGTTGCAATTTCAGCCGCTTCAGTAACAGCTATTCCAATTTGAGTTATCGCATTTCCTATGTGAGTATTCATAGTATCAGCTAAAGCTTGCGTTTCAGCCAATTCTGTTGTCATAGCACCTAATGCTGTTGTATCAATCGCTGATACCGTATCCATCTCATTCATTTTATTTTGCAATACTTTAATAGCAGTATATAATACTACTAAATATTCAGCCTCATTTGGGAAATTTACAATAGCAGATACAGCAGATACATCAACAGATGGAAATGCTACATGATGTACTCTAGCTGGTTGATTAGCAGTTGGAGTAGGTTTAACAAATAACTTTGGGTCACCACCAGTATCGCTTTCAATCCAGTATACTGGGTCAGTTAAAGTTGCATAAAACATTAAATTACTCGAATCTTCTGCTAGCCCTCCATACATTCCTGGTATTTTTCTGCATGGAGTATGATATCCAGCATCAGCATTTTCACGAGTAACATGAAATATTTCTCCAGTTATATCTAAATCCATTGGAGTAGAAGAAGTTAATTGAGTCATTGTAGCACATTCTATTTTTAATTTATAAGGTAAAATATTAATTATTTCTTTTACCGCATCTGTAGCCCAATCATCCATCTCAGTTTGAGTTGCTGTTCCTGCTAATGCTTGTATTTGAACATCAAAATTTGCCATTATTACCCTTCATTCATTTTTTTAATACTTTCATCTATAGTTGTAGTATTAAATTCTATTTTAGTTGTACCACTCCAAGTTTTACGCATATTTATATGATTACCTATAGGACCATCTGCAAAACTTGTTTGATTAGGAAAAAACTCTACAAGCTCACCATCGCTATTTCTTTTCCAATATCTTTTAGCCATTTATTTTTTATCCTTAAATAATTTTTTTCTTCTTTTTTTGCCAGTTTTTTTACCGTCTTTTACTTCTACTTGTTCTTTATAAGCGCTATCCTTAATTTGCTTTGCGGATTTTTTTACGCCTTTTACAATTTTAGAAGGAGCTTTAAAAGCTGCAGAAGCTAAACCGGCGACAGCTGTTGATACTTCTTTTCCGAATTCTTTAACTTCAGGGTGTAAAGTATCATCACCACTTTTTTTCTTTTTTGGAACCATATCACCTTCTTTATACATTCCAATCTTTCCATATCCAGTTTTACCACCACCTGCATATTCAGTCATGCTTCTTTCCATAGCATTTGTTACAGGCATTCCAGTCATTTCTGATTTTTGTTGAGCTTCTGCCATACCTTCAGGGGTATAATCAAACTCTTCATCTCCTACTCTTGGCATTATTTACCTCTCTTTCTATTTCTAGCATCAAATGTAGGCCATACATAACCACCGCCTTCATATTTGCCAGTTTCGTTAATTTCTCTAAGAATAGGCAATGTATCATCATTTACCGAATCCTTTTTTATTATAAATTCTCCACCTTCTACTTCTATAGGTATACCACCTTCTTTATGTGATGGTCCTTCTAATTTACCACCTTTATTCATAGATTTTAAATGTTTATCTATTCTTTTAGATTGACCTAAATGCATTTTTGATGCATTTTCTAATTCGCCAACTATATTTTTTAAATCTTTTTTAGAACCTTTAACTTTTCCACCTTTTTCTTTTTTAGGAAACCCTGCTTTCATATTTGCATAATTTTCTTTAGATATAGTAGATTTACTTTTAGGTCTGCTAATATTTTTCTTTTTTCTTTTATTTATATTTTTGTATAAAGACATAATTTACCTTTTAATTTTATTTAGGCTCTTTTGGAACGTCTGTTGTATCAAAATCTGCAGAAGCAAGACCACTTGTTGTTCCATGATGTGTTTTGCCACTAGAGTCTAAAACATTATTTGAACCAGTATCATCTGATGCATTTAATTTCCAATAACCTTTAATAGTATCTCTTTCACAAGTTAGTCCATATCTTGGTCGCCCATTATTATATAATCCTTTAACTTGAGCAGCAGTTAATATTGTTCCTTTCCAAAATATTACTTCACACATTATAGCATCTATTGCATCGCCATCTTTTGAACCTATAAAAACATCTCCAGTATATTGTGAAGGAGCTGCAACATCATCACTAGTAGCATCTTGTGCTCCATCAATATATAATATTGCTGTAGTTGTTGACACGTCATATGTAGCAACAACATGATACCAAATATTATGGTCAATATCTGCATTACCAACTAAAGTTCCAGAAGCACTTCCAGTATCAGTTAATATTGCAAATTTTTCATTATCATTAGTACTATCTAAATAATATAACCAAAAACCTCCCCTTGGAGAGCTTCCAGAGCCAGCTGAAAAAATCATCGTACCATCTTCATTAGATACTCCACTAGCATCTGCTGTTATTTTTATCCAACCAGATACTGAAAAATCAGAACTATTAACTTGAAAATCAGTATGATTACTAAATTTTATATAATCGGAACCAGTCTCTGTAAATGTACATGAAGCACGAGAACGATATTGAGGATATCCTTCAGCAGTTTTTTTTATACTAGATGCTAATCCTAACATTTTAACCTATATACGCTATTACACTACCAGATGCAAGTATAATTTGAGTCCATCTTCCATATATAGTCATTCCTGCTGGGAATGTTGCGCTATCTACTGCATCACCATCAGAATCAATTCCTGTAGCGCCACTTTGAGAATTTGGAAACATTGTGTCGTCAACTGCAACTAGACCGTTTGTACTATTAAAAACAGTATCTGTTATAAATTGTATAGCTACAAAATTACCAGCAGCAGAAGTAACTGTATCTGTATTACTTGAGTTAAGAAATATTGAACCAGCTTGCCCTAATCCTGCATTTTGAGCTTCTTGTACTGTAAGTTTATGTAAACCTGCCATTTTTACCTCCTGCCCTAAGCACTGGCTGTGCATGAATGGGCTCGTTTATTGTTATCAAAATTTTAGTAGATTTGGGACAAGCCCTTTATACGACCTGTCCCCAGTTCTACAAAACTGTTAATCCTTCCGGATTATTAAGCAGTAGCACTTTCTACAACTACAGCAGTACCTATTGCAACTGGTACATAACCGCTTAGATGCCAATTGGTACCATCGCATAAAAATGTCATACGAAGACCTTCGATTGCTTGACTTGCAGAACCATCTATTGTAAGTTTTGACAATCCATCAACATCATCTACTGTACTATTAGCTGCACCCGCAA